CCTCAAGCTTTTGCATGAGCTTTTCCTCGTCATTATTCATGGAGTTAAAGGTCAGGTTAAAGTCGTAGTCTTGTGATGTTTCATCCATCACGATCTGCATACCTTGGGCGTTGTTGCTAACTCTGAAGAAAACTTCAGAGTTATACATTCGATCAAGGCTCCACATTTTTTTGAGAATCTGTGACCAACCATGTAGCCAATTATTAACCATGTTTTGACGAATAACATTTGCCTCCACTGCATCTTCAGTATTGGTCGCCCTACCCGTCATCTTGGCTGCTAGTTGACGAAGTTGCATCTCTACTTCCATGCTTGCTGGACTCATTGGTGGAATTTCCATGAATCCAATAGAGCCTCTTCTACGAACAGGAATTTTGGAGCCAGCACCAATAGTATCTACCTTGGAGCCAATAGTGTATTCAATTGGAGGGCAAGTTGACAGGCTTGCCCTATCCCTTCGACTGTCTTGCTCTCCTTTAACTGAAATTTCAAAGCTTCGAAGAAGTTCGGGGTAGCCTCTTGTATCAAGTAATCTGCGGGAAATATTCTCACGGGTAATAGCTACAAATGGATAGTCTCCATCCATTGCATCCATAGTGTACTTCTTGGCGTAGCTGTCTGACTGCTCGCTAAAGATAGTCATCGAACAAACAGTTACCCCATCCTCGTCCACTTCCTTTCGGTAGGCTGAAATTAATCGAATCAAGCCGTCATAGGTTTCAGGTGAGTCTGACATATAGGCACCCATAGACTGGGCGTAGCCTTGAGTGTAATTGTGATCCATGTCGCCAGTGGTATTTTCAATTACCTCATCAACAAAGTCTTCATCCCACCCTTCAGTAATTACCTTTTCCTTTAATTGTTCAGGGGTGTAAAAGTGTACACAATAGATAGCTCTAGCACTTTGTAGATCGAGAATATTGCTATCCACAATCAAGTCTCTGCCTAATTCGTAAGCTCGGACAGATGGGCGGTTTTTGGTTACCTTCTCGGTTGGTATTTCAGTGGTTCCGTTTTTGCGAAGCTCTTTGTACATCTTGCGTACTCGCTTCTTTGAAAGTTTGGGGAAAGAGTCCTGCAATATTTGCAGAACCCTTTCCTCCATGTCGGGGTCTTGTATAGCGATGGCTAAATCAGGAGAAATGGCGGATACCTCATCTAGTGTGATGGGTTTATAAACTCTCCTGACCTCTCGACAAAAATATACACCCAATATGGAAATGCCTTGCTCTAGTAAATAATTTGCAGCTACCCCAGCCTCTCTTGGTAACTCGTTTATTGTGCTGAATCGCCACCGCATAAAATCGGTGACCATCTTGGATGAACTAATGTCACCCGACTCGGTTGGTGCAGCGATTAAGTTGCCCTTATTGAGTGAAGACTTGAGCAATGCAACATCGCCATCAATAAGGGGATTTATAAGTTGGGGTTCAAGGTCGCTGGCTCCAACCCAAGGGAATGCAGTCTCAGGGTCTAGCTTTTTGGCGTGCCGATTTTTACCGGGCCAAATGGACATTCTTGTGTCCCTAGCCTCTTCTGCACGATCTATGTAGTAGCTTAACGAGGTACGGCAGCGATCAAGGTCAGCCTTGAGTGCTGTTACATCCGGCTCGTTACTAAATTCCTGTAACTCCTTTTCATCCGCCATTAAGACTATAGTCCCATCAGCGAACGCAAATTGCGCAGTGCCTTAACCTCTATCCTACGGATAGTATCTTTTGAGCATCCGCAATAATCTGAGATTTGATCACGGGTAAAGGCTGGGTATTTTGTGTCATTCTTGAGGCAATATATGTAAGTTTCCAAAAGCATGGATTTGAGCATAGCTGTAATTCTACCCTCTTTTTCTTCTTTGGATTCTGATTTAGATGGCTCGGTATAATTGGTCATTTGTTGTCTCTACTTTTTTAACCATAATTGGTTTACCCGCTGGATAATTCAGCCCAGCCTTTACCACGCATTTGGCGAAGTTGCTCTTCTCTCCATTAAAATAAATCATTATGATCCTTGGATTTATGCATGGCTTTAGAATCTGAGCTTTTATTGGGTAATCCAAAGTAGGCTCGGTTGGTTGGTTACACTCACTGATCACTTTTCGGACAGTCGAGAGTGATACCTTGGTTGCCTTAGCAACCTTGGTATAGTTCAAGCCATCCTTCCAGTGGTCTATAATTTGTTGCCTTTTTTTAGGTGTTATTTTCTTGGGCATTCATTTCCCTCCATAAAGTTTTCCATGCTATTTCTGCGGTTTGGGGGACAACTCCATTGCCAAGCAATCGGAGTCGATCCACTCGGTACTGATTTGGGTCCACCCCACTTGAAGCCCTTGTAATTGCTCCACCCAGTTGGGGTTCAGGCGTCCCGTCTGTTTCACAAGAGTTATCCTTCTTTTCGGACTTGGATTGATGTTGCTTGCGTCGTCCTCCTGTGGGGTCATCCACGACTCTTGGTTCTTCCCACTCGTGTTGCTCTTCTCCAGGTCTTGCGGGCCATCGAGTTTCTTGCCCCGTTGCCGGATCCCCTCCTCGATCTTCACTTCCTCGTCCAACACTTTGGCCCCATTTCCGTTTGGACGACTCCCCCCGCCCGTCCTTGGTGTGGGCCAATTGCTGTACTTGATGAAGTTTGGAAGTTGATTCATGTGTCCCTTGAATCCCTTCGACTTGTGTAGAACATGATCCTCTGAGTTTGTCCCCTTGTAATCCCTCGCTGCTGGTGTCGGGTAGTTTCGCAAGGATGAAGACTCGTTTCCGTTGGTGAGGCGCGCCAACTTCCTCCGCTGAGAATATGCCCCACGTCGTTCGGTAACCCAGTCCGACCAAGTCTTCGATGACGTTACGCAGCCCAAGAGTAATGTGTCCTTGGACATTTTCGAAGAAACACCAAACAGGTCTAATTGTTCGGACGTGTTCTCGGATGTGGGGCCACAAGTGTCTTGGGTCCTTTTCGCCCGCTCTTTTTCCCGCTGAGGAAAATGGCTGGCAAGGGTAGCCACCGATGCACCCGTCCACCATTCCACGAAACGGCTGTGGATCGAAGGTTTTAAGGTCCGACCAAATAGGTGCTGGAGCCATCGCTCCCGTTTCCATCTTCTCAACCAAGTTTGCTTGGCAGAATGCTTCGTTTTCCAGGTAACAGACTGGGAAAACATCCACGCCAGCTCTTCGCAGTCCAAGTTCAATCCCTCCGTACCCGGTGCAAAATGAGATAACTGTTTGGGGACTATCCACATTGCTCCTCCTTTCTTGGATTTAATAGTTTTTGTTCGATGGCATAGAGGTAGAACCACAAGTCCATTACCTCGTCTTTACAGGCATCCACCTTCTCCAAGAGTGGCATTCGATCCAGTCCTTTGGTTCCATCCAAATTGTGTTCTACAATGCCAGCCATGAATTTCTGACGGGCAAGGTGTTGGAATTGTTGTAGTGCATTTTCCATTAATTCTTCATCTCTCATTAGGAAAGGGGGTTAGTTTGTCTTGATTAAGTCCGAAGCATGGCATCGGCACATCGTTTATAGGGTTTGCAAAAACTTGTTCATGGGTCGCGTAACCCCTCATTTTAAAAGTTGGGAAGGTGCCTGTTATTAAGACATAAAGATCGGACTTTTTACTTGGGTCTTTTTTCCAAGCTGGAACCATCAATCTACCAGTATCCAAGGTGGTTGTTTTAACATCCGTGGTTCGACCATCTTTAGCTATAAAGTCGCTCCCCCCTTTTCTGACATTGAAGGTCAAGTCGAGGTATAGGTTGAATCTTTTTCCGAAAGCAATTTCTCCCAAAACTCCAAGAATTTCATTATCCCAGGTGTTGGCGTTTCCAATCTGTGTAAGCTTTACCTGATTGGCTCGATTCAAGCCCGTTCGCATCAATGCGATCTGACGAGCAAGCATCAAGTCACCATCGTTTAATGTAATGGTGTTACTCATCAGTACCCCCCTGTTTTTGAGGATGCTAGTTCATGATCCTCGTAGTATTTAAAGTTTCCAATGGCTGCCATTCGAAGGCAGTCAACCGGGTCTTTGGTTACAGCCTTGGGTCCATGCTCTACCTGATAGTTGGAGCAACAGTGAATGGTATTTTGACACTTATCACTAAAGATTAGCTTGGAATGATTATCGAAACCTATGGGTTTCGATTTATCATAGCTCAGTAAAGAGTTGATAGCTTGAAGCCCATCATCGATAGGCAAACCTTCTGCTGGATAGGCGTATATGCCTTCATCCATAAGGTCGGAAATAATATTAGAAGTTCCTTCTGACTTTTGATAGCTGGCAGCACCAAGACGAGGATCGATAATTATCTCAATATTCTCCTTACCCTTAATCATCTCACGGATCACTTCTGCATAATCGTGAATACCATACCCGTTAGGTTGAGCAGCCTCACCGGGTCTGCCTTGAGTACCTTTTTCCATATCAGCCCAGGTCCCGAAAGCTGGATCGGGCCACTCATCTACAACATAGTGGACTCCATTAGCTGTAACACCAATTAGGAGAATAAACCAAGGTTTCGCACCAGCCGGATCAACACTAAGTACCCATTGAGCTGGGTTCTTCGCTGGGTCTTTGATGACTGGAATATCTTCATGCTTCATCACAACCTTGTCATCAAGGTTAGGGAATACTGTGTTGGCTGGCTTTACAGGTAGCCCGTAAGCACGGCACTTTATTTCATCTCTAGTGGCGCCTTTAAGTTGGTTACGAGTAGCCTTCCAAGAATTGTACGGATTGTCTTGGGTGTGAAAGTACAGAACACGGGCACTCGCTCTTACAGATTGTTGAAGAACGGGTACCTTCTCTGCATCAAGTAGCTCAGCTTCCTTTTCAATTAAGGTTCTTGCCCCTGTGAGGTATTGAGAAACTACATTTGTCCACCCACTTACAGTGGTGAAACTCATTAAAATTCGTGCTGGTATTCCACGGGAATCTGCACGGGTTAAACAGCGGTAACGAAGAGTGGTTAACCAATTAATGCTAAATTCTTCATCTAGCCAGCAACCTATCGAGTGCGATCCCTTTATTGGGTCTTGGTTTAAACCACACTCCCCTCCCTCAACTGTTCCAACATCTTGCTGGAAGTTACGAAAGGTACAGGTGCTTCTATTGGGAAGTACAAAGGCTGAGTTAGTGAAGCCGTTCTTAATACTATATCGGACAGAATGAACCCGACTGTGACCAAGCTTCTTGTATTCGGGTGGAAGGTAGCGGTAAATGGCTGCCTGTTGGTGAGCAATTGAGTTTTGAGCGCTAGTAGTGAAGCACCAAATATTGGTACCGGGATTCATTACCAAGGATCGCACAACTCTCTTCGCACAAACTTCTGTTTTCGAACTGCGGTTGCCTCCAAGTAGGAGAACTTCAGCATAATCATCGAGTTGATCATCCAAAAGCTGCCAATGAGGTAGCTCTGTACCGAAGCGGTAAGGGTCTTCTATTTCCCGCTCAATTGCAGCCTCACGATGTTGCCAATATTCAAGCAACCTCTCTGCACCCATGTTGACCTGATCTTCCGTTGATGGAATTTCAAGTATGGGATGAGGAGTCCAACTTATGCTCATGAACAAGGTGGTGGGGGTCGGCTTGAAAATCGTTCAGAATCTTTTTCGGAATTGCCGAAAATTTTTTGTTTGGCTGAACTGGTTTAGGTTTTACAGGCGGCTATCCCCCCGACCCCCTCCCCCCTAATGCTGACCCTTAATATTGACGCACTTTTGCGTCAATATTTGTAACTGTAATGCTAAGTACCGCTTAAACAGTAGGATTAAGCGGTGAATAATGAGGATAGAAAGTCTTAGCGTTTATTTATTCTGAACGATCACAGCGGTTAACAGGACAATTGATAGAAACATTTCTAACACTTGCACCAATTATGAAGACAGAATACAGGAAACTACCGAAACAACTCGAACGCCACGGCTTCAGCCTCAAGCAGATGAAGCGAATAGCTGACATAGCTATCTACGAAGCCAAATACCTTGGAGCTACATCCAGGTCCAAGATACAAGGGTACATCGTAGCCAAGATTACTCATGCCAAGGAAGGCATCTTACCTGATGGTACAGTTGTTCCAGCAAGGGAGGCTTTTCCAAGCCCAAGCAAGTTTGGAAAGTATGGTTGGTTCTATATGCCAAAAAGTTTGGAGACAGCTACTACACATTTCGATGAGTTAGTAGCTCAGGTGACCCAAGAGTCACCTTCGCTCCAAAAAGCTTAAATCGGTAACCCTTAGACAAGCTATGCCCACAAGAAGGAAGAGAGTTAACATTATCCCCGACAATATGCCAGCGGTGACAAAGCCTGAGGAAGCTTGTCCATCACTCTACACGGGTCAAAAGCTCGCAGAGACTGACCCTGAGAAGTATGGTCGAATCGTACAGGGCCTGGGCGAA